ATGACGACGACGTACCAGATTCGATGGATTCCTCAAGCTGTCGAGAACCTTCTCCACAACCACGACATCCAGACCCGCAACGAGCTTGCGAAGGTGCTCGGCGTCGGTAGGTCCACGGTCTATGACGCGTTCGACGACGACTGGTCGGGTAACGCGTCTATCAAGGTGCTCGCAGCGATGGCCGGTCATTTTCGGGTGCCGTTGGCCCGTCTGGTCACTGAGCCGGGACGACGGTAAGGAGCTTCGGCGCGGTCGGCCCGGAGCGTTCCTTTCACTCCGGGCCGAACCTTGGTCGCGTGTTCATACAGTGGGAAAGAAATAGGAGAAAACCCACCACGCGGCCCGCCTGCGTACTCCACATCTTCGTTAAGCCGGTTTCGTTCCGTCCGTTCAACGTCCAATAACTCGATCCTCAAGTCGCCCTGTGTATCTCAGTTAGTTGGACCTGCCGAGACAAGACCCGTCCCGGCAGGTTGTGGCAGGTACAACCCCAAGCGCTCGCGGGAGTTGACACAAGGTTGCCCTTGCCACTGCCGCGCAGTTCCTAAGCTGCGCGACCACACCCGTAGCAAGCCGGGTGCAAACCCATTGGCTACCGGGCGCGTTCCCGGTAGCGGTTCAAAACGTAAAGCTCAGCCGTCGACCAGTCGCCGTATCCGGCCCGGTACGACACGCTGAACGGTCCCATGCTGTGTTCTGACGTGATCTGCGACGTATCCGTGAGCAGTCGAGCGGACGCGGTAAGGATCACAGCCCGCACGTCATCGTGCGGGTTCCCATCTGTGCCCCAACCGCGACCACGGGTGTAACTCTTGGCGTGAGCCGAGACAATCGTTATGACTGCCTCGGCCTGGCCCGCGTCGAGCTGCTGACCGGTAAACGCCGATAGATCACTCACTGTCGGCGCTGCCACGATTAGGCCGCGTCGAACAATCGCACGTTGGCCTGCGGGTGCCGGAATGCGAACCCGACGCGGGCGATACCGCGCACGTCCTGCCCGTCCTGGCGCGGCACGTCGAACCGCTTAACCTCGGTGCCCTTGCGGAGAACCGTCGTGGTCCGCGTCGAGTCGATACCCCAAGCGAACGTAGCGGCGTCCACGTTCGGGTCAGTAAGAACCTGAATACCGGCCACCTGCAAACCGTCAGCGACCAGCTCAAGCAGCGGTTCATTGCTACCGGTGGCCTTCTTAAGCTTCGACAGTGCCTCAGCCGTGGCCGGGGCCATCACCCAACGATCAATGTTCGCGCCGACGCTCTTAGCCTTGAAAATCGCTGCGATGAACGGATCAAGATTTGTAATGCTCGCGCCGGTATCGACCGTCTGATACGTGGTGCTCAGCAGGCCGTCAGGCACCTTAGCGTTAGAGCTACCGTCGCCCAGAAATGCAACGTCAATACTGGTAGCGATCTGATTAGCAATACCGCTGGCGATGGCCTCCGCAATCGCAGGGTCGGTATCCTCAACAGCTTCATTCGATACGGTAGTAATGCCACCAACCTTAGACGGACTACAAATCACTTCACCGGTAGAGCCGTCCGTAGGCGTAATTTCCTCAAGTTCAGCCAGCCATGAGACAGCGGGATCACTCACCCATAGCGGGAACTGAACCTTAACCTTGTCGGTCGTAAAAAGCGTGGTAGCCAAGAAAGCAGTGCTCTTAGCCTGAATCGCCTTATTGAGCATTTCCCCGAACGCTGCCGGGGCGAAACTGTCAGCAATGTTTGAATGCTGCGTAGCCATATGTAGTTGTCCTATTCAATTTTGAAATATTCAGTTATTTCCCGTCACCGGGACGGGCTAGAAATTGCGCACCGGGCGCAAAAGGCTATTGCGCGTCAAGCGCACGTTATTTGGTGAACAAATCCGCCCAGCTCAGAGCCGCCCTACCGTCGCCACGCGGACCCTGGCCAGCATCACCCGTCGCCTTACGCGCCTTAAGGTACGGCTTAGCAGTCGTTAGATTTTCGATTGCAGCGCTTAGCTTTTCGTCGTCTTCCAAGTGCTTCGGGTCGAACGGTAGCGCGTCGGGGTCGACCAGCGTGCCGTTAGCCGCAACGAGGGCGGCGTGCAACCTGCGCGCGAGCTTGTCGGCCCGTTCCTCGGCGGCTTTAGCCTTAGTCCGGTGGTCGGCGTTCTCTTTACGCAAGCCTTCTACATATTCACGCGTAAAGGTGTCTGATTGCGTTTCTGAGCCGCCGGTGCCATCATCTGCACCCGGTGCGCTAGCCGATGCTTTTTCGTCCGTTTCCGTCGATTCTGTGGGCACCTGGCCCGTTTCAACGTCACTCATGCTGCGTCCTCTGTAATTTCATTGACCGCCTTACAGAACTGCGCATTATTCGAAAACTGCGAGTTGTATTCCATAAGGCCGTGGTCTGCCTTGGCGTAAGCCTCTTGCTGCTGTTCGTCAAACAGCTCTTTAACGTTCTGTGCGATCTCATCCTCGGACAGGCCCATACGGCGCAGAATTGCGGTTCGACTGAATAGCTGGCCGCCCCCGAACAACTTCTGAGCCGCGTCAGCTTCCTGCGAAACGGAACGGGTTGCCGGGTCATTCCAGCGGGCACGCACATTCACGTCAGCCGGGTCGATACCGTCACGGATAGCCACGGCAAGCCGCATTACCTGCTCCCATGACTGCCCGAATGCCGATTGCTTAGCAGATGCCTTAGCCGTTAACCCGGCTTCGCTGGCCCGTAGCGCGTCGGCGCTGGTCGGGTTCGCGTGAAGAACGCCGAGATAATGCGGTGGTAGACAACTAATCGCGGCAATCTCGGACAGGATCACGTCTACCGCTGTCCGGTAACCGGCCAGGTCCGCGCCGGGAAGCTGCCCAAACTTGGCGTTGTCGCCGTCCGCAATCATCATGCGGTCGGATTCAGGGAACGGGTTAACCGTCTCCATGACCGGGTTGCCCTCGCCGTCGAGCACCGGGTTTCCGTCCGCGTCGAGCTTCGGAACCTCGACCAGATCAATGCCAGTGGCCCAGCGGCGTGGACGCGCGCCGTACTCCGACGACACCATGAGGTCAGCAGTCAACTTGCTCAGCATGTCGACCAAACCCGTCAGATCGGCAACCTCCGACACACCGTCATCTAGCGGCAAGTCCGCGTTGCGGAACGCAACGATGGGCACCTGGCCCAACGGATTGTCCAGCGTCTCCACAAGTGTCAGCGCCGACGCCGCCGCGCCAGCCTGCGATGCTCGATAACGCTCGATCCGGTCGGGCAGGTACAGAACCGCGTGAGTTTCCTTCTTAACGGTGTCAACCCAACGCTTCACCGCCGCAACGGTTTCCCGGCTACCGGGATCAATCTGCGTAGCGACCTCACGGCACGACTCGACCGCGATACGCGGGCTGCCGTCCGGGTTCGACCACACCGACACATAGCCCGCACCGGTTAGCAGCGCCTCGCGGTGAACAAGCGCGCTCCGCTGGTCAAGATCATTGGCTAGCCACAACGGCCACACGTCAGCGCCGCTAAACCCGGTCAGCCGGAGCCGTTCGGCAATGGAGTTAATCGCCAGCCGCACGTAGTTCACGGCCACACGCGGGAAGCGCTCACCGAGCGCCGATTGAACCTCCGGGGCCACAAACGTCAGCTCACGATCACCCCGGTAATAGTTGTTAAGCCGCAAGATGTTGCCTTGCGGCGAGCCGAGCGCCTTTAGCAGCTCTGCTAGCTGATTCTGTAGAGACATATTCAGTTGTGCGTTCTTTCTACGCCGCGAAGGACCATGCCTTGCGTCGTGGTTTCTGTTGTGCGGCAAGCCAAGTAGCCCGACTGTGGGCCATCATCAAGCTTGTGCAGAGGTCGATTTTCCGAGCGTGACGGGGACGACCCGCCTTAGCGATACGCAAGCCGCCGTTATCGGTTTCCAGCACCGTTGCCGCAAGCACATGCCGCCTAAGGTCCGGGTCACCAGACTGCGTAAACCTGCCATTTACCCCAGCGCTGTGCAGGTCTGTCGTCGCTGCGGTCTGCCGCGCTGGCGACTGCCGGAACTCCACCATTGGCAAACCCTCGGATTCGAGCGCCTGCGCCGAGCGGGTCCACAGGTACGGATCGAAAGCGACCTCTTTAACGCGATAGCGCTTAGCGGCGTCCCTGATGGCCTGTTCTACGTCGAACACCGGCACCCGCCAAGAGTCATCGCCTGGCGGTTTCTCCCACACGCCGAGCTTGTCAAAGTGCGGCACCTTAGCGACGGACCCGACAACTAGCGCCGTGGCATCGTTGTTGAGGCTGCCGTCCAGGGCAATAACCACGTCTGCACCGTCCGGGATCGGTCCCTGGCTCAGCAACCCGTCCCACGTATCCGCGTCGAACAGCGCGTTTTCCAGCGCGCCCACGAACTGACACAGCCGCGCGCGCCTAAAGTGCGCCTCGGTCATCTTCGGCGGCAACAAAGCCCGCAGAGCGTCACGGTGTAAGAAGTCACCAAGCGCGGGATTCGCTAACTCCCAACAGTGTTCACACGACGGTGGGTGATCCTCGAATCCTGCCGCCGAGTGCTCCACGTAAACCTGTGAAGTGTCGTCGTGGTTCTCAAGATCGTACGCACGTAGCCGAGCTAGAACGCTGTCATCGTTCGGCCCCGGCGTGCCGATTCCGATAAGCGTCGAGCGTTCCCGCTTACCTTGCGCGAGCGCTACGACCTCCCACGTTTCCGGGTTCACCCGCCCGCACTCATCAACGATTGCCAGCGTGTAATCCAGACCCTCTAGGGCTGCCGGTGACGCCGGCAGGCACGCAAATGATGCGCCACGGCCCGGAACTTCCAGCCGATCCTTGAACACCTGTACCCGGCTCTCGAGGTCCGGGTTCAGTTCGACCATGCGCTTAGCGATGCCGAACACAATCCCGGCCTGTCGTTCATCGACGGCGGCAACGATCACGGTCGCGCCTTCTCCGCCCGTCATCAGCTCGTACAGGCCAAGCGCGGCGACAAGCGAACTCTTACCCTGGCCGCGCGGCAGACACCACCCGGCAATGCGTGGCTGCGGGTCCGCGTCGAGCACGCTGCCAACAAGGTCTCGCTGCCACGGACGCAACCGCAACGGCTTACCCGCTCCGGTGCCCTTAGGTACCCGGATGAATTTTTCGCAGAACGCGGCAAACCGCGCTGAGCCGTTCGACCGTGGCCGAAACGGCAACACACTGTCATCGACGGCCCGTTTAGGGCCAGCACGCATATATCCTCCGATCCATGACGTGGGCATCCACCCTTTTACAGTCCCTATCTCAAGCTGCAGGTGTTGCCGGACTATTATTGGGAATCTACAATTACAGGCTGTCAAGGAGAAATTCGGTAATCGCCCGCCAAAGCGAATTGCGAAAAGAGCTACACGTACACCTACGCTCAGTTGACGAGGCTCTCGTCGAAGTCAAGAATCCCCTACTCGTGTCGAATGTGGAATCTGTAGAAGACAAGCTGTCCGCGCTATCCATCGCAGTGACGGAAATTAGCAATATTGAAAATTCTCTCATCTCACCCTCGCCGGATCGCCTCCGAATCATGAGGCGAGAAGTCGAGATACTATTAGATGCATACAAACGATTGGCTCTATCGTCCGAGGGTACGTATCCAAATTCCTCTTCCGAGAGGAAGAAGGTTCTAGATTTAGGGTTTCAAGCTGGCTTCGACGCTTCCATCGCGGTGCGAGAATTACGAACCGCCCTCGCGCAAATTGATACCGGCTCCGACGACGCATACAAGCTTTACAGTGCGAAAGGATATAGCTGGCGGGACAGACCAAAATACGACTGGCGGCGCGACTTTTAG